ATCAATTCTTTACAACGAGGGTGTATAAGCGTCCTTCTATCGCCATTAGCGTCAAACAGGGCAGTATTGACAGCAGTGATCTTATCTCTGATCTTCCACGGGCTTCTAGGACTCATAACAGTAAATCCACTACGTCTTAGTATCGTATGATCGGTTACACCAACCCCACTCGTCTTTCTTGCACTTCCCGTTGGGTCTGGACAAGCAATAATTCTACGATCAACTCCATATCTTCTCGTAACCTCCTCCGCAAAATCCCATGTAGTAGCACCTCCTGTAAGCATGATTTCATCAAAAACATACAAAGTATCGTTATGTTTAACAGCACATATTCCTGCCATAGGATCTACGTTAAAATCCAACCCAATTAACAAAGGAAGCATATGTAAATCCTGTACTTCCTTATCAATATTCTCATCAGCAAAGCTAACCGCTACCAATCCAGTAAGATTCTCAAAACTTGCTTCAAATTCCTGTCTAAATGTCCTCGCATCCAACTGACTCCTAGCAGCTTCAACTTCCTCTTTTACAACATTACCCCCCTCTATGGTAGTAAAACTCCATCTTTGCCAATCATCCCATTCCTTCTCTCCGCAATAACACCACATATCGTAAAACCAACTCGCAGTTCCATCAGGTGTTGAAATAAACAAAGCCCAACCCTGTTTATCAGCCAACGCAGGTCTTATAACCTCAGCCCATACATCTTTATCCATAAAAGCAGCTTCATCCAAAACAACACCAGCAAGACTTCGACCTCTCAATGCCATAGCATTTTCAGTTCCCTTCAATTCAATACTCGATCCATTAATCAAATCCAGTCTTAAATCTGTCTCATTCTTACTCTTAACCCACGTTCTCGGTGTCAACCTCTTCAATTCCTTCCATGCAATATCCTTTGCCATCCTATAAGTCGGTGCACAATAGAAATAAACCTCATTCGGCCTATTAATAGCTCCTCTCAATAGTTCAATACAACTCAAATAACTCTTTCCAAACCTTCTTCCAGCTACCAATACCCTAAACCTCTTATCACTATTAAAAACCTCACCTTGAGCATACCTCAAACTTATCTCATTCTTCTTTTTTTCACTGACAACCATAAAATTAACAAAAAATACAACTCATACCCCCTATTTATAGCCTATTAACATACTTTTAAGTTATCATTCACTTAAATACACCTAAAAACATCGTGGTTTTATCTACATTTCCTGCCGATCAACCATTAGAAGAATCTAAACCTAAAAGAAATATTAACTTCCGTGCTCGTACCTCTTGTCAAAACGTACAATTACGCTCCCAACGCCTATACTCCCGTCAACTTGAAGGTAAAACAACAAGAGCTCTCGTCCTAGAACATTCAAAAATTGAAGGCATCTCTGAAGTAACAGCTTGGCAAGACTGGAAAAAAGTTAAACAATGGAATAAAGAAGATTGGGAAAAAGATAGAGAAACTCTTCTACCTCGTCTTCAAGCAATGAGAATCCGTCTATTCAACAAGGCAGTTAAAAAAGGTCAACTACAAACAGCAGCTCAAATCCTAGATTCCCTCGGCAAAGTTATAGGTGAATCCGTAGAAACAGTTAATATTCAAGCTCCTGAATTATCTATCAAGGTAGAACCAAAAAATTAGCTGAAATATATTTAAGTTTTCCGTGTGTGTATGTCGAGTAAAAAATTTTGCAACTACGCCCCTAGCTACAAAATTTGATTAGATTCTGACAGGCTTGGAATCAACTGTAAGCTATCTTAAGATATTGTCTGGTGTTTATATGTTTGAACTGTAGTTCTTTGTTTGTAGCTCCCATGAACATGTAATAACTAACATTATTTTTTAGTTCAGGTGATAACTTAAACCCTATCTCAAACGCTTTGTTTGGATTCTGCATCAGCTCTTTATTGTAGTTCATGATTATTTCTTAGTTAAAAATAGTTTTAACTGAGATTCGCCGTAATACTCACCATGTTTGAAGCCTGTCAACTCATAACCACACTCAGGCATTGACTCAATCCACTTTTGAAGTTTTTCGTCAGTAGTAACTTTGATAGTAGTTTTCATTTGTAAGATTTTAACTAATACTATATTAGCTTAAATAAAATAAGTTTACTAAGATATTAATATTATATTTACAATTCTTAATAATGATATAAAATATTGTTTATGCGTGGTACAATAAAAATTAAGCGTAGCTATCTCTAATTTATTTACTACCTAATACTACTTTCAATATTGAGCCTACTTTATTCTCAAATTATAGAAACAGTATTCAGTAATTTTTATTTCATGAGTATAGTTAAGCTTTAAAAAAGAAAATTATCTCAAATCTTACTATCATGAGAAACTTATTTTTATTTCTTTCTATAGGATCAATAGGGTTGATTAGTTCTATTGGATCAGGTCTCAACCGCAGTGCATTGAATCAATGCCTTAATAACAGTGATAACAATGCATGCCAGTATTTACTCACTAATGGAACTAAATTTCAGCAGGTACAGGCAAAGAAAGCTTTATTAATTCGAGGTCTTTGATTATGAAAAAGAAGAATAAAAAAATACCTTTTATAGGATTACAAAAAATTCTTTTAAAGCATATGGGAACAAAAGAACAAAAGAAACAAGTAAAGGAGTTATAAAAAAATGATAGAAGTTAAATTATTTTTATTAGATTCAGAAATTGCTGAAGTTTTAGAAAATATTGAGAGTTTGCAACATTTACAAACTTTTATAAGTTTAAAAAAAGAGATTTTAAAAAAGTACGAATCTAAAAAAGCAATAGAAGAATTAAATTTTTTTTCAGCAAATTGTGATTTAACAGAGACAGACGAACCTTTTTAAAAATTGATTAATTCTTTAAGCCTAATATTTATTAGGTTTAAAAAATTAATTATTAACTTAATTAATTTATTAAAAATCTTACAAATTTATTGTTATGACAATTAAAAAAGAAACATTCTTTGAAAGTATAGATAGATATGCTTTTGATTTCGATATCTGTAAACCTTCAAAAGGATTTGCACAATTAGATACAAGTGAAGATGCTAGTTATTTTGGGAACTGGGTTAATTTTAGAGAATATAAAATTGTAAGTTATTGTGAAGGAGATATTACTATAGAGACTTGTGAAAATAAAGAAGAGTTCAAAGAGTTATTAAAAAAGACAGTAGATTTTTATAAATTTAATCAAGAAAATTTTAAAGGTATAGATTTATTATGTGATGAAAAAATAAAAGAGGATTTTAATAAATTAGGGTTAGATAAAAATTATTATCTTTATAAATCATATTGTGAGGTTTAATAAAATGAATATAAGTAAAATTATTTTTTATCAGAATAAAAAAACTTTTGAAATAAATAAAAGTTTTTATTATAAATATGAAACTAAGTATATTGGTAAAATTTTAATAAGTCAAAAGAGGTTTAAAAGGTTTAATACTTACTGGACTTTAAAGGTTAAAGAAGGTTTAAAACCTTATTATATGAATAATAAGACAGTTTACGATTTATTAACAAGAAATAACAATGATTTTAGTTATGAATGTTTTAATCATAAGAATGAATTGATAAATAAAGATTTTAATTTTTATAAGTATATAACGATTAAAGATATGAAATTCAATAAAGGGATAAAAGATTTAAATTTAGCTAGTCAATTAGTAAATGAATTAAGTATGGAGCTATTAATCAAATGAAAAAAGACAGTATTTTTTTTAAAAAAGACATAAAAGGTATGGTTATTAAGACGAAATACCTACCTTATCAAAATAAAAGGGATGCTATGGCTAAGGCAAGCCATAAAAGAGACAGTAATAAGACTTATAGTAAAAGTATTAGATGGAATAGCGATATAGATGCAATAGATAATTATTATAATGCTTGCTTAGCATTGCTTAAAGAGTGGGAACTAAAAGAATATAACGATAACCTGGAAGTGTTAGCAATAGGATATGACCACGATTATCACTATTTTATAGTTAATTCAAAAGTATTTTAAGAGACTTAAAAAAGTCTCTTTTTTTTATGTTTTATTAACAAATAAGCTTTCAGTTTACTAATTATATGATATAATTCTAATAGTTTATACTTCAAATCTTAACATGAATGAATCATTAAAGGCCGATATTAAAGGCCAAGAATCAAAACTAACAAATGAATCCATTAAAAGATTAAGAGTCTTTAAGTTGGATGATTCAGAATTAAATCATTTATTAAATTCTTTAATCTTTACAAGAGATCATTATCAAAGTTTCAAGAATGAAAGTAATGAATCAATAGATGAAAGTTTATTTGATTCAATGATTAAAGAAGTTGTAGGCACTTATAAAGAGGATTATTAGTTATGAATAACAAAAAACCAAAAGCAATGAATAAATCTAATAAAGAAGAGATTTATTCTGAAATTTATGATTCTGCGGGATATTTAGTTATGAATCATAATTTATTACCTAAATGTATAGGTGAAATAGATTTAAGACTAAATAAAAAAGAGATAAAGAAGTTAAAAAATATTCTTTGGTATATCGCACATTCTAAATTATGGAGTGAATTATGAATTGGACGTTAAAAGCTAATCAAAAGTACTGGAATAAAGCATATCAGTGGTATATGAAAGAAAGTACTTTAAGTGCTAAACAAGTTAGTGATTTTATTAAAGTAAATTCATTTGTAGCACTGACAATAGAAAATAAAGCTATTCAATTAATGGAGTTAGAAAAATGATTATTAGATCAAATAGCACGTTTTCATTAGTGAAAACAATAACCGATCAACTTTTATTAGTTGTTAATGGAACTATATCTCAACCAGTTTTAAGATGTTGGCATATATCACAAAAGAATGAAGCAATAAAAGAATTTGAGAGGATAACAAATGGAAACTAAGAAACAAAAAATAGCATTAATAAATACTTTACTTAAGTATTATGATGCTTCAGATAATCAAACTTCAGGTCAACTGTATCGAGATATTTTACACTTTACAGTTGGATTAACATTTGAAAGTTTTAATTCTTGTAATGACATAGCAGAAAAACTTTATACAAAAGGGAAAAAGAGTTATGAATCTTAAATTACAAGAAAAGGATGCAAGTGCATTATTTCTAGCACTTAATGAGATAGTTAATTTTGATTTATATAAAGATAATTTATTTAATCAGAATGAAAGAGAATCTATCCTGGATATATATAAACAAGTAAAGAAATATAATCCATACCATTTAAAGGATAACCCTAGATATGTAGGTAGAAAATGAATAAATTAACTAACAAACAAGCCTATGAAATTATTAGAGATAATACTAACTGGGCATGGGTATTTCCTCAGGATGTTAAGTTTAAATATGGATGGATATTTCATAGAACAAGAGATTGCCTGGATGGTGAATTTCATAAAGGTAAAGATGCTATTGATTGCTATGCAACTGATAGTCTTTATTCTTATGAACATACAGGCTGTCAATTAGAAAATTTTGAATGTTGCAACTTTGATGAAAGTCCATTTAAAGCGAAAAATGAAGATAAAGTTTTAAATACTATTAGAGAATTAAATAGAAGTTATTACAAATATAAAACTGATATTTTTATAGAAAGAATATATGAAAGAGTTTATGGTGGTATTGGTCAAGAATTAGTAAAAAAATATTCAAGGAATGATTTATTAGAAAAATTAGAAGATTGGTCATATAAGTTATATAAATTAGAAGAAAAAAGATAATGGTAAATATAAATCCTAATAGAGAATCATGTATGGAATACATGAAAGAATTAATTAGAAAAGGATTAAATCAAACTGAAGTAATTAAAGAGTGTAAAAAATCCTTTAGTGATGTACATGAAAGTACTTATTATGATTGGTATGAGATAGTAATAGAACAACAAGATATTAAAGCGTGGGAAGAAGATAATCGTATAGAAATAATAGATAAAAGAGCAGATAAAATTAATTTAAAACATCAAATATATTTAGATCAAAAAAAGATATATAGCGATATTAATTCTGATAAGGAAGAAAAAGAAAAAGCAATGAATATATTATTATCTCACTTCTTAAAACGAGTGGAATAATTAACTGGCATTAAATATTTAAGTAAGTCCAGTACAAATCAAAACCGAAAATTCGTTACCGAAAATGAAAACTTATCAAATTAAATGGATTGGATCTATTTATAAAACAATAGAAATAAAAGCTAAAAATGAAGATGAAGCTATTGATTTATTTAATAGTGGAGAAGGTAAAACCATTTCATTTATAACTAAACATGATGACATTGAACAAATTACAGAGGTTATAGATGACTGATTCATTTTTAAGAGATTACCAAAAAGGTATAGATCATATGCATGAAGAAAATGCAATAAATGATCTACGCAATGCAGGAATATATCCTGATCTTAATGAAATAAGATTATGCTTTTGTGATGAAGCTCAGAATGGTGATTCTGAAGAAGGTCATTACCATTGTAAAAAATGTGATTGCATTTTAACTCAATATGAAGATGATATTTGTTGCTCTTGTGAGGAAGATTATGAACCTACTGATTATGAAATGATGAGTAGTTTTGGAACTAAATGGCATGACGGATTATGAGTGATATAAATAACGATTCATTAAAAGAACAACTGTATGATGAAGCATGGATAGATTATATGGTTGCTAATAATCTCACTCAAGATGAGTTAGATGCTATAGATCAGGATTCTGAACTTGGATACTTACCTGAAATAGCAGAAGAAGCAGAAAGAAGATTTAATAATTTAATGAGATAAATTATTTTTCCTTGAATTTTTTTAAGAAATCTGACATGGCTTCTCTGATAAGGAAGCCAACAGATAATCCAGGTTGCTTAAGTTCCTGAAATTTTGCATAGTCATCTTCATCAACGGATATACTGATACGCTTTAGGTTTTTGGTCATAATGAATGGCAAATATATATTAAT